CTACCTTAGTCTGTAAGTTAATTACTTCTTTAGTCACCCGCGCTAACGCTCGCATGGCTTGGTTGTACTCTTTGACGCGGATCGTTTCTTCTGCCTGCGCCGCCTTGAGTTTGGCTTTAAAGTGATTGAGCCTAGCCATTAGCATCGCCCGTCCATGTCAAACTTAGTTTCGTCGTTTAGCCAGTCAATGTGGTCTACCAAACGGCGAAGCATTATCTCGATGTTAGTGTCAGGCGCGTACTCTGCTATGTCGTCTGCTAGTTTTAATGCTTCTTCACGTAGTGTCATTTCAATTCCTCCAATGCTATGTCGCTAATTGCCCGTTTGTCCTTCAGGGCGTCCCAAATCCTCAAATCAATCGTTTTATTGGTCAATAAAAGGTAAACCCATACGTCGTGTTTCTGACCGCTGCGGTGCAGGCGCCCAACCGTTTGCTCGTACAGCTCAAGGCTCCACGGCAACGATACAAAAACCATTTTATTACCGCCATGCTGTAGGTTCAATCCATGCCCAGCTGACTTGGGGTGGATCAGCAGTAACTCGATCTTGCCTTCGTTCCAGCGCTCAATGGCCTTGGGGTCGTTGATCGTCTGGGCGTGGGGGTAGCGGCGCTTAAGTTCAGCCAGTTCCTCAACGTAGTTGTAGACGATGATGGTGTTGTCGTGCTGGTTTTCCTCGATTAGCTCGTCAAGCATATCAAACTTGTGGCTAGAAAACCACACAGGTATGTTGCTGACGTTCATCTTGCCAGGCGTGTCCGAAGCAGTTGTTTCGGTCTTGTACACAAAACCTGACGCCATCTGTTGCAGCTTGCCAGTGACTACGCCTGCGTTGACAGCGGTGATCTCCACGTTTTTAAACTCAATAACAAAATCCTTCTTCATCTTCTCGTATGGCGCGCGGTCTAACAGGTCGCACTTCATCTCGACCGTATGGCAGGGCGGCAGCTTGTCAGCGTACTCGCCAGCGTTAAGCAAAAAGGTTGCAGGCTTAATCCGAGCCATGACCTGCGCTAGCGATCCTACGCGCGGCTCCCACTCGCCAAAGTCCTTGTTGACTAGAACAAAATACTGCTGCATAAACGCGCCCTTAGCCCGTCCTAGCAGGTCTTGGTTGACGATCTTGCACTGCCCAAACACGTCCTCAAGCCCGTTGCTAGTAAACGAACCAGTCAAACCCCAGCGAATGTTGATTTTATCGACGACCTTAGCCAAGGCTTTGTAGCGCTTGCCAGACGGGTTTTTGAGCTTGGTCAGCTCGTCAAACACAATGCCGTCAAAATTAAGTTCTTGGTCAGCAAGCCATTGGATGTTGTCGTAATTGGTGACAACTACGGGAAAACCCGAATGTAGGGCTTGGTTGCGCTGAACGGGCGTACCCACCGCTACCGCTATGGGCGTGTCCGTTGCCCACTTAGGCTGCTCGACAGGCCATACGTCGGTACAGACGCGCTTAGGAGCCAGCACAAGCCACCGTTTAACAAAACCATAGCGCAGCATATCTTGCATGGCTGTAAGCGTCAGGGCGGTCTTTCCCGCGCCCACAGGGGCAAGAATCATCGCGCGGTTGTTTTCGTACAAGAAGTCGGCTGCCTTCTCTTGATAGTCGCGCAGTTTCATATTTTATCTACCAAGTCAATGCCATCGCCGATCCACTGCATACACGGCACCGCCATTGAGTTGCCAAGGGCTTTGTAGCGCAGTCCTTCAGGCGATGTGTCTTTTTTACGCCACGGAATGTTAGTAAAGTCATCAGGAAAACCCTGCAAACGCTCGCACTCGGTAGGTGTTAAACGACGTACTTTGACTGAATCAGCAACAAACGTCTGCGCGTGGTGTGATTGAACCGATGGGCGCAAGGCTTGCAAGGCAGGCGTTACAGTCAATGGTGTGGCGCTAAACGTATTAGCGCCTGCGTCCTCACGGATGCTGTATGCCTCAACTATAGGCACGTTGCCACCACCTGTACCCCAACGGCTAGTCACGGTTTGACAGGTTTCGCCCATTTCCTTAACACGGCTGTCGGCAGGGTGGGTTTCGTAAACCTTTTGGACTAAGAAGGTTTCGCTTCCTCCACCGAGGACTCCACCGCTTGCCTTAAGGGTTCCTCCAATATCTCCCTCGCGGTATTGAGCAAGGCTACTTTCAAAGTATGCGGAAGGTTCTTTCCCCTGCGGTGCGCTCGGCGCAAGATCCCGGCGCAAGCTATGTCGCTCAAATAATACTGCGGCGGCAGGTCGCCAATCTCCAAGGTATCCGACAACAAAGACACGACGGCGTCGCTGTGCCACTCCGCAGTACTGAGCGTCAAGCACTCGGTAGGCGAACCCATACCCGAGTTGAGCCACCGCCCCGAGGAAGGAACCAAAGTCCCGTCCTCCTGAGCTTGACAAGACACCTGGGACGTTTTCCCAGACAAACCAGTTCGGTCTAAAGTAGTCAAGCATTCCGCAATAGACGAGGGCCAAGTTACCACGCGGGTCATCCATTCCTTTCCTGAGTCCTGCGACTGAGAAGGATTGACAGGGGGTTCCTCCAACGAGAAGGTCAATTGATCCATCTAAATTCCACTCCTTATATTTGGTCATGTCACCGAAATTAGTGACGTTGGGATAGTGATGCGCTAATACGGCTGATGGGAACGGCTCAATCTCGGAGAACCCCGCAGGTGTCCATCCTAGGTCATGCCAAGCCATTGTGGCTGCTTCGATACCGCTACAAACTGATAAATACCTCATTGGTTGTCCTTCATCCATGTGTCAATGTGGTCAATCGACCACAAGCAAGCGTAGTTCTGATTGAGCTGTTTGAGGTTGCGCGCATGGACTTGCTGCAAGGCTGACAGCGTACCGCCCTCGGTCTTGAGTTCCACGAACCACGTCACGCCGCCTGGCAAGCAAGCGATGCGGTCGGCTACGCCGCGCTGGGTGGGGGACTTAAACTTGTACGCTACGCCGCCAAGGTTTTGGACAGCCCATACAAAGTATTTTTCAATTTCTTTTTCGGATATTTTTGAGTTCATGTAAAAAAGTTTAGCACAAGTTTAAAAGCTGTGGTAAAGTTTAATCTCAGTCAACTAAAGTAAAGGAAACAAAATGAACGAAGTAGTCCAACATTCCCGTGTAGTGGGTGGCTCTACAGCCAAGCGGGTTATCAGTTGCCCTGGCTCTGTAGCCTTGTGCGCCAAGATGCCACCTAAACCTTCAAGCAAATACGCTGACGAAGGCACCCTTTTACATAACGTCATGGATCTGATCTTGACCACCAATCAAACGCCTGAGTCATTTGCTGGCATGGAATACGAAGGTATCAAGTTAACCCAAGAGCTAATAGACGAGAAGGTATACCCCGCCTTACGCGCTTTAGACGATATTGACCCAAATAAGGAGATGGAATATGCGACTGAAACACGCGTTGGTTTTGGTGATTATTTGCCTGGTGTTTTTGGTAGTACCGATCTCCTTGGTCGTATTGGGAAACGCGCTTTCATCTTGGATTGGAAATTTGGTTCAGGAGTGGCAGTGGCCGCCGAAGAAAACGAACAGCTTATGTTCTACGCAGCCGCAGCTATGCGAACCCCCGAAGTTCAATGGGTCTTTGATAATTGTGAAGAAATCGAGTGCATCATCGTCCAACCCCCAAGTGTAAAGCGTTGGGTTACAACTACTAAGCGCATCAAGCAGTTCGAGCAAGAGCTTTTGATGGCGGTCAAGATTAGCCAAATGCCTGACGCGCCCCTAAACACAGGCGATCATTGCCGTTGGTGCGCTGCAAAGCCTACCTGCCCCAAAATGACAGGCTTGGTCGAGCGCAGTCTACACGCCCAGCTTGACGTATTGAACGTAGAGCAGATCGCTGGCTATCTCAAGAAGGCTGATATGCTTGAGCAGTGGGTTACCGACGTACGCGCTCTAGCGCATCAGATCCTAGAGGCTGGCAAACCCGTGCCAGGCTTTAAGTTAGTTGCCAAGCGCGCTACACGCCAATGGGCTGACGACGATCAGGCCTTGGTTGCGATGCTTAATGAGGGTATTCCTGAGAGTGAGCTGCTCACAAGTAAGGTAATATCACCAGCCCAGGCTGAAAAAGTATTGAAAAAGCACGGCAAGCAATTGCCTGCCAATCAAGTAGTGGCAGTAAGCAGTGGCAGTACGTTGGTTGAGGACTCTGATCCAAGACCTGCGGTATTACAAATCGGGCAGCAACTGACCGCCGCCCTTTCTAAAATTCAATAAGGACTTTAATAATGTCAAATATCACAACTTTCTCAGGTGCAAACCTTCCTTCTGTTAAGTCATTGGCTACAGCCTTGCGTACCATCGAAGCCGATGTTGGCGGTGCTGGCACCGTCATCATTAAGATGGACAAGACAGGTCATTGGGTGTTCGGTGCAGACCAAACCGAGATCGAGGACGACTCGACTTGGGCTGTTAACCCTTTCTCGTTTGTCCACGGCTACATTGCGTGGGGCGACGGTGAAGTGTTAGCCGAGAAGATGGTCAACGTCAGTCAGCCATTGCCTGAACTCGAAGCAGCGCCTCCTAGTGCTAAAAAGGGTTGGGAAACGCAGGTTGGTATGTCGATCAAGTGCCTATCTGGTGCTGACGCAGGCATGGAAGCGCGCTATACCACCACGTCTGTGGGTGGTAAAAAGGGCGTTCAAGCCTTAGCAGTAGCGATTGCTACTCAGGTAGACAAAGACCAATCCAAGCCAGTACCCGTCGTTGAGCTAGGCAAAGAGCATTACACCCACAAGTCGTACGGCCGTATTTTTACCCCAGTATTCAAAGTAGTTGAGTGGGTAGGTATGGACGGGGACGCTGTACAAGCTGAACCAAACACCGAAGTAGAGTCGGCGTTTGATGATGAAGCGCCTAAAGTCGAAACAGCCCCAGCACGTCGTCGTCGCGGTTAAAAAAAATAAGGGTGGTTAGGCAGACGTTCGAGGATGTTGCAAGTGTGGGTTTTTTCTGCCTTCAACCATACGCGCAATAGCAACCAAATCGACACCCTTACCTATTTATGAACATACTTTGGCTTGATTACGAAACCCGTAGCCGTTGCGACTTACCTAGTCGCGGCGGGTACAACTACGCGCAAGACCCTAGCACCGAAGTCATCTGCATGGCGTATGCCATCAATGATGAGGAGGTGTCCTTGTGGACGCCTGACTTACCGTTCCCGCAAGCGATTGTGAAGCATATTAACGCAGGTGGTCAAATCAGGGCGCACAACGCAGGCTTTGACCGTTTGATTACCGAGTTCGTCCTTTGCCCTGACTTCGGCGTTCCTGTACCTTGGCTAGAGCAGTGGTACTGCACGGCAGCGCAAGCCCGTGCCAACTGCGCGCCAGGTTCGCTCGAGGACGTGGGACGCTTTGCCAGCAGTAGCATGAAAAAAGACCACCGAGGCAAGCAATTGATCCGTTTGTTGTGCATCCCCAAGGCAGATGGTACATTTAGTACAGACCCCACCTTGATGGCAGAAATGGCTAACTACGCCCTGCAAGACGTGCGGGCGATGCGCGCCATCTCACAGGCTATGCGCCAGCTATCCCGTGATGAATTGATTGATTACCACGTCAACGAGCGCATCAATGACCGCGGCGTGATGTTAGACAAGCCCTTGGCGCAGGCGGCAATCCGCTACGCAGGCGAGGAATTAGACGAAATACAGACGCTCGTTACCGAGATTACTGAGGGTGAAATCACCTCTGTCCGCAGCCCCCGCATGAGAGAATGGGTCTTGGCTCGGGTCGGTGACGAGGCCAAAAAGTTAATGGAAATGTATAAAGATGGCGATAAAAAATATTCGATCGACAAAACAGTTCGAGCTAACCTACTTATTCTTGCTGAAGAAAACCCCGATGAAATACCAGCGGAAGTTGCAGATGTTATCCAATGTGCGGACGACCTATGGGCGTCTAGTGTTGCGAAATTCAAGAGATTAACGGAGTTAGCCGATGAAGAAGATCACCGAGTACGTGGCGCGTTTGTGTTCGCTGGTGGGTCTGCCACAGGCAGAGCAAGCAGCTACGGCGCCCAAGTCCACAACTTTACCCGCAAATGCGCTAAGGATCCTGATGCCACTCGACAAGCTATGGTTAGAGGCCACGCAATTGTCCCTGCCTTTGGACGCCGCGTTACCGACGTCCTCAAAGGGATGCTTAGGCCAGCTTTGGTACCCGCTGTGGGAAAGTCCCTCGTCGTTGCCGACTGGTCAGGAATCGAAGCAAGAGTCAACCCCTGGCTTTCCAATTCCGACGCCGGCGTTCAGAAGCTATCGCTTTTTGAACGCGGAGAGGACGTCTATCGGGTTAACGCCAGTGCAACCTTCCACGTCCCTGTCGCTGACGTTGACGGTGAACAGCGGCAAATCGGCAAAGTCCAAGAGTTAGCTTGTGGCTTTGCAGGTGGTGTGGGCGCGTTTGCGGCGATGGGCAGAGCTTACGGCATCTTGCTACCCGAACCCCAAGCCAAGCGCATGGTGGCAGGGTGGCGCCTTGCGAACCCGTGGGCTGTACCGTACTGGCAGAACCTTGAGTCAGCGTATACCCGTGCCATGCGGAACAAAAACCATGAGTTCTCTGCGGGTAGGGTAACCTATATGTACGACGGTCAGCATCTTTGGTATTCTTTACCTTCTGGGCGCGTTCTCTGTTACCCGTTTGCCAAGTTAGATGCCGATGGCGTCACGTATGCCAAGGCAGCATGGAAACCCGCAGCCGATGCGAAAGAATGGCCTAGAGCAAGATTATGGAAAGGTTTAGCCTGTGAAAACATTACCCAAGCGGTTGCCAATGATTTACTTCGACATTCTTTGCGTGAATTGGATGATGTGGTATTACACGTCCATGATGAAATTGTGGTCGAAACAGATAGACCCGAAGCAGTAGCCCTTGAGATGGAGCGCATAATGTGTACCCCACCTGAGTGGGCAAAAGGCATCCCTTTGGGCGTAGACATAGCAACAATGCAGCGGTACGGAAAATAAAAAAACCCCCTAGTGTTGAGCTAGGGGGGTATCCCTCACGAAAGGAATTTGATGAACTTTTTAGAATATATCACGAACTTAGCCCCCGAGGGCGAAACCGCTTTAATTGTGCGTCAAAAGCCACAGTTAGACGGCAACGGGCTGATGCAGAGCCATGCTGATGGCACGATCAAGTGTACGTGGCCTGCTTTCTTGCCTACGGCCAAGCTCAAGAAAGACTGGGCAATCTACGGCAATACAGGCTCATTTATTCTTGACCGCTTTGCCGATGGCAAGGTATCAGCGTCCGCAGCCAACTGCGAATACGTCCTTGTGATGATGCTTGATGACATCGGCACCAAGTCCAAAGAGCCGCCCTTGGCGCCTACATGGATCATGGAAACGTCCGAAGGCTCGTACCAGTGGGGCTACGCGTTTAGTGAGCAACCATCGAAGGGCGATTTCACCGCAGCTATCAAGGCGATTGCCAAGGCAGGCTACACCGATCCTGGCGCAACCAACGCCGTTCGCAACTTCCGTCTGCCTGGTTCAGTCAATCTCAAGCCTGGGCGCGGTAGCTTTGCCTCCGTCCTAGTTGAGTTCCACCCTGAGCGTGAGTACACTTTGGCTGACATCTGCACCGCCCTTGATGTGGTGCCTGACCCAACGGACACGGCACAAAACAATCCTATTCGCCTTGCTGACACGGGCAAAGACTCGGTAATGACGTGGCTTAACAAGCAGGGCTTGGTACTGTCCGCGCCCAACGGCGAGGGTTGGATGGGTGTGGTCTGCCCCAACAACGGCGAACATACCGATGGCAACATTGAAGGTAGATACAAACCCTTAGATCGTAGTTATTGCTGTTTGCATGGGCATTGCGTGGACTTTAGCTCGCAAATGTTTTTGGATTGGGTAGCCGACAACGGTGGCCCAACGGTCGATCACGGTTTGCGAGATGAGTTGATCGCAGAAAAGATGTCCGCTGCCCTGTCAAAATTAACCCCAAACGAAGTCTACCGCGACACCGCAGCCGAGCTAATCGCTGAGGTTGAGCGTAAAGAACTTGGACGGATTGAGAAGGCAGACTGGTATAACCGCTTTGCTTACATTCAAGACGATGAGTCCTACTTTGATATGCAAGACAGGCGTGAGGTTGGCCGTCAGACGTTCAACGCCCTGTTCCGTCATATTCCTTGCAAGTCCATTCACACCGCCCGTAAGGTCGAGGCGTCGATCTGCTTTGATGAGAATAGGCAAGCGATGGGCGCCAAAGCCTTGGTTGGTGTTACTTACGCTGCGGGCGAGGATGTGATCGTTACCCGCGACGGTGACCTGTTTGGTAATCGGTGGCGCGACGCGCGCCCAGACGTTCAGAATTTGCGTGACGGTGACATTTCTATGTGGCTTGACCATTGTCAAGAATTAGTGCCTGAGCAGGCAGAGTTAGATCATATTCTTGATGTAATGGCTTTTAAGGTGCAACATCCTGAGATCAAGGTCAACCACGCGATTCTACACGCGGGTGATGAAGGAAGTGGTAAAGACACGTTTTGGGCGCCATTTATTTGGGCGGTTTGTGGCGATCATTTGAAAAACCGCGGGATTATGGACAATAACAGCGTGAATAGCCAATGGGGTTATCAGTTAGAATCCGAAATTTTAATTATTAACGAACTTAAAGAGCCTGACGCAGCCACGCGTCGGCAACTTGCAAACCAGTTAAAACCAATCATCGCGGCCCCGCCAGAAATGTTGCCAATTAACCGTAAGGGCTTGCATCCGTACTATATGGCTAATCGTCTGTTTGTATTAGCGTTTAGTAATGACCCCGTGCCTATTTCGCTTGCTAGTCAGGATCGACGTTGGTTTTGTGTTTGGTCAACTGCGCCCCGTATGGATTCGCGCCAAGCCAAGAAAATTTGGGATTGGTACAGAGGCGGTGGGTTCGGTATGATCGCGCGCTTTTTGCGTGATCGTGATGTTTTGCAGTTCAACCCATCTGCCCCGCCAATGTGGACGGAGTTCAAAGCAAACTTAGTTGAGCATGGTATGTCTATGGCTGAGTCTTATCTAGTCGATATGCTAAGGGAGCGTAAGAGCGAGTTTGCTCGAGGTGTGATCGGTTCGCCCTTTCATTCTTTGTGCGATCGCCTGGCGGGCCAAGCTCCAAGCGGTGTCAAAGTACCGCAGGCTGCGTTACTTCATGCGCTAAAGGAAGCGGGTTGGATTGACTGCGGGCGCATCAAGTCGCGGGATTTTGACACTAAGAAGCATATATTCGCTTGCCCTGAGATGGCAGATTTAAGCAAGTCAGAGCTAAGGCGCATGGTGGAGGAAAATCCACCGCCCAAAATGGTATTAGTTAAGTAAAAGAAAAGCCCCGATTAAGGGGCTTTTTTATTAGAGGTCGAAGATTAGAACAAGTATTGCCACAATCGCGACCGTAATGACGGCTATAAGCATATAACCTCGCTTTCTACAAAGGCGGGTGAGCCATATTGGTGTTGGTATATCAAGGCTTGTTTGAGCGCCTCTGAGGGGCTTTGGTGCGTACTAATCAAGCGGTTTGATTGGTTATAGACATGGTATACGGTCATTTAAATATCCTCTTTTCAACGGTTCCACCGACTTTACGCGCAAACGTAGTTGCCCCCGCTTTGGTTGTGAATCTGCGACAGGCGAGGGATTCGATCCCGCCAAGGTACGTTTGATAAGTTACTGCCCACATGGTTCGCCCCCTTCCTTTAAAAAGTGACGGCAAACGCGCCCTAAAATTTCGACTGCCTCGATGTAATTAATTTCGCCTTCGTCATATTGGGTATAGATGTCATTAACAGAAAAAAATAAATCATCTACGGGATTGGTATTCATGGTTATGCCTCGGGATGGTTTGAGTTGAATAGGTCGCGCCCTAAGTCAATTAAAATCTGCGCTTGGCGCTCTGTCATGCCTCTATGCTCCGCAAATAGCGCGGGGCTGAGGTAATTATTTTTGAAATCCAGGTATTGATCGATCAAATAATCGCGGAAAGTCATAGTTTGCTCCGATCTCGGTATGGGGTGTCTAATTCGTATGTGTCGCACTCGATGCCATCGGACTCGCCAAACATAAACCAATCGGGGTCTAAATCATAGTCTTTTGTATGCAGGTGCAAAGCCTCTAAACACTTGGCGCGGGCGGTCTTTTCTGACTTGGAATAAGCCTCAAAGGTAAAGTTGCGACTGTCATAATATGCGCGGTAGATTTTCATTCGGTCACCTCTAGTATGGTTGATTGGTCAAAGCCTACGGGCAATTTGCCCCCTACTATTTCCCATTCACCTTTGAAAAATGGATAAGACTCAACATAGCCCGCGCCTAAGTTGGGGCTTTCCTCCATTTGGTGTTTGATGAGTTCCCGAGCCGTTTGGACGCTCTCAAGCGTTCCAAGGCTTAGGGATAAGTGGATTTCACAATCGTCTAAAAATATTGCGTAAGTAGCCATTATTTCACCTCTTTTTTAACGTAAGAATTGCCAACACCTAAGCCCATCAAACGGCTCATAATTGCGTCAATGCAATCAAGCCCTAAATAGCAAACGTTGCCCGCTTCGCCCTTAAAATCGGCTAAAGTTTTGGTTGGATTGTCCGCAAGCCATTCGGCTATTTGGTTTTCATCTATTTCAATCACTAAGTTAAATTCCATTTTTATACCCCTTAAAAGTTGAAGGCGATAAATGCGCCCAAGATCGCGCCAAAGATGCAAGCGCCAAAGATGTCCCGCGGTGTTGGTTGTTTCATGTGTAGCCCCTTATTAGACAGGTTTGCCATAGAGATAAGTCACACCCTTACGCGTCGCAACGTCAACACCCAAAGCGCGCAAACGGCTTTTGGTTGTGTTGGTTGGATACGCTTTGAGGGTGTTTTCATTGACCATGATTAAGCCCGATCGCTGATTGATTAGGGCGATTTCATGACCATGTAAATAGACCGCAACCGTCAGCTCATCCAACGGTGAAACGACCGTATTGTCGAGCGCCCATCTAGCATGGCGATGAATAGCGTTTTTCATTTGTTGTTCAATTTTTCTCATGTGTAGCCCCTTAGAAATTAGCGTAAACAATAAAATTATCGGATGTGATACCCAAAACGGTTGTTTTTTCGCTGAGGTAATCCGCGACTTTTTGCGCCGTTTCTTCCTCATTTAAACCAACGGTTTCTAGGTCAATTTCATCATCTAACTCATTAGCGACTTCTTGAAAATTGCCCTCTGTAAAGTCGCAACAAATGGCGATAGGGTCAAATTCCATGCTTTCATCGATTTCTTCGAGGTAATCAAACAACATCCCAAGCGCCTCATAACTGAAATTATTAGGGCGAATTTCATTGAAAGCAAAGCGAAATTGGTCTTTGTTTAGTGTCTGTTTCATGGTTATTTCCTTTAGATTAGGTTACAAAATGGGACAAATTGCCTCCCATAAATAGACTGTAAAACATTTCTTTACAGGATGTCAAGCGTTATTTGCAAAAAAGATACAAATAGTTTTGTGGGTCGTTTTGTGGGTCATGTGGATAGCGTGTGGACAATGTTGGAAAGGGCTGAATTGTCCACAAATCGGGGCGTGAGAGCCTTATAAAATCAGCCTTTTGGTTGGTTTGTGGACAATGTGGACAATTGTTTTAAGGCTATTCAATGAATATCACATATTTATATGTCAGTTGGGCGCATGGTTACAAGTCAGCGACTTAAAAGGGGGTGTCCACATTGTCCACATTGTCCACAAATCGCGCCCGCGCCCCGTGCAATTTGCCAAAAGGTTTTGGGGTTTGTGGGTCATGTGGACAACCTAAAAACTAATTGTCCACATTGTCCACAAGTACCGCGCCCAAGCCTGTTGGCTATCAACTAAAAACACATTGTCCACATTGTCCACATTGTCCACGCTCTCCCTGGGAGAAGCTCATTTTATGAGCTACTAGGGTAAACCCTATGCAGCATTATCCGCCTGGCACAAGCTCACAAAATGAGCTACTACTCGGCCACTAGCTCATAGCGTGAGCTATTAGCCCTAAAGCTAGCAGCTAAAAATAGGGGGGGGTAGGGCCGGGGGCTAGGGATGTGTGGCGGTGTAGGTTCCACGAACAATTTTTTTTCTTTTCACAAAAAGCCCACCCCCCCCATTTTTAAAATTTATTTTTTATTTAAAAAGTGATAACATCACGCGTATGTTCACTAGCTTCCACTACGAACCTCGCAAGCTCGAAGCCACCGAAAGCAGGCTAGAAGCCATCATGAAAGCCGCCAAGCTCGGGCTTAAGGGCGACTCGTTGGCGCTAGCCGCCGGAATGACCCCGACCGAATACCGTCAATTAATCTTGTTTGACCCAATCGCCGAATACGCCGAACTCAAAGGGAGAGCAGATGGAGAGCGTGAAATGTCTGAAGTCTTGCACCTTGCTGCAAAAGAAGGTGACGCCAAAGCCGCCCTCGCAGTCCTCCAGCACCAGCACGGATGGGTTGCCAAACAGCAACTTTCAATCGACGTTGAACAACGAATATCTATCACGGCAGCGCTTGAATCAGCGCAATCAAGAGTTATCAACGCTCTGGAAAGCCAACCCGCCCAAACTGTAGACTTCAAAGAGCTACCCACCAAACAAAAGCTAAAAGCAGCCTAATGCAAACTACCCGCTATTCTGCGCAAGATGAACAAGAACTCATGGCGCGGCTTTGGACGCCAAGCATCAAAGACAACCCCCTAGCGTTTGTGATGTTTGCGTTCCCGTGGGGGCAAGCCGGTACGCCCTTGGAATACTTTACTGGGCCACGCAAGTGGCAGCGCCAGGTGTTAACTGACTTGGCAGACCACATCAAGCGCAACAACGGCAGGGTTGACTTTGACGTACTAAGGTTAGCGATTGCGTCAGGCCGTGGTATTGGCAAGTCGGCCCTAGTGAGCTGGTTAGTGTTATGGATGATGACTACCCGGATCGGATCTACCGTGATCGTTAGTGCCAACAGCGAGTCGCAGCTCAGAAGTGTCACATGGGCTGAGATCACTAAGTGGTCGTCGATGTCGATCAACACCCACTGGTGGGAAATCAGCGCCACCCGCGTCATGCCTGCCAAATGGCTGACCGAGCTGGTTGAGCGTGACCTCAAGAAAGGCACCCGCTACTGGAACTTAGAGGGGCGGCTGTGGTCGGCTGAGAATCCGGACGCGTTCGCGGGAGTCCACAACTACGACGGGGTAATGGTCGTGTTTGACGAGGCGTCAGGTATTGACGACTCCATCTGGGCGGTGACCTCGGGGTTCTTTACGGAAAACACACCGAACCGTTTTTGGTGCTGTTTTAGCAATCCGCGGCGCAATACGGGCTACTTCTACGAAGCAATCGAGGGTAGCAAACGTGACTTTTGGCAATCTAGGCAAGTGGACGCGAGGGATGTCGAAGGCACGGACAAGAACGTCTACAACCAGATTATTGAAGAATACGGCGCTGATTCCTACCAGGCGCACGTTGAGGTCTATGGCTCGTTCCCCTCAGAAGGCGACGATCAGTTCATCCCTTCAACTTTGGTAGACGAAGCCATGAAACGGGACAAACACAAGGACGACTCCGCGCCCATCGTGATTGGGGTAGACCCAGCGCGGTTCGGCTCGGACAGTACGGTTATTGCAGTGCGGCAAGGACGGGATATTGTAGAGATCCGCAGGTTCAAGGGCGACGACACCATGACGGTGGTCGGCCACGTCATCGAAGCAATCGAGCAGTACCAGCCAGCGGTGGTTGCCATCGACGAAGGCGGGCTAGGGGCTGGGGTAGTCGACCGACTCAAGGAGCAGCGGTACAAGATCCGCGGGGTAAACTTCGCGAACAAAAGCAAGAACCCCATGATGTATGGCAATATGCGGGCGCAGATCTGGGGAACAATGAAGGATTGGCTCAAGACGGCTAGCGTTCCAAACGAGAAGATGCTCAAGACCGACCTGATTAGCCCTATGATGAAGCCCGACAGTAAAGGGGCGATTTACCTAGAAGGCAAGAAAGAGATGAAGGCACGGGGGTTAGCATCACCCGACAGCGCAGACGCTATCGCGCTGACGTTTGCGTTTCCTGTTGCACATCGGGAATATAAAGGTACAATTCGCAGATCAACGTACTCAAGTCAGGGCGCTGCCCTTAACTCATGGATGGGGTCGTAATGGCAACAAAGAAACAAGACAAACCAATTGCTCGTACTACCACGGGCAAAGGCGCCAACTACAAACCGACCGACAAAGGTGCGGGTATGACTGCCAAAGGAAGGGCTGAATACAATGCAAAAAATAATGCAAATCTTAAGGCGCCTGCGCCAAATCCTAAGACTAAAGCCGACGCTGGTCGAAAAGCCAGCTTCTGCGCCAGAATGTCAGGCGTCGTTAAAAACGCCAAAGGCGACGCCCCGCGCGCGAAAGCCGCGCTCAAAAGTTGGAACTGTGGTAAAAAATAAGGAGAAAACTGTGGCTACAAAACCTGGATTATATGCAAATATTCACGCAAAAAAGGCTCGCATTGCGGCTGGTAGTGGTGAGAGGATGCGTAAAGTTGGCGCTAAGGGCGCGCCTACTGCGAAGGATTTTAAAGAATCGGCTAAGACAGCCAAACCTGCTAAAAAGGGGAAATGATGCCACTCAAGAAAAGCGCAAGCAAAGAAGCGTTCCGTCAGAACATTAAGGCTGAGGTCAAAAGTGGCAAGCCCGTCAAGCAAGCAGTAGCAATTGCGTATGCAACCAAACGCGCTGCAGCTAAACCTAAAATGAAAAAATGAGCTTACAACCTTTATCTAACTGTGTTCTAATCAGGCAAGACATTGAAAAATTATCTGACCTGATTGTTTTACCCCAAAATAAATTATTTAGCGGTATCATTGTGGCAGCGGGAGAAGGCAAAAAAAGTCCGAAAGGGCATATTGAGCCTATGAACGTCAAAGTCGGCGACCGTGTGCTATTCGGTGAGTATTCCGGGCAAAAGGTTACGGTCGATGGCGAAGAACTGCTAATGATGCGCGAGCCAGACGTGATTGGAATATTACATGAATGACCCAACAGGCATGAACAAGGTAGGTCAAGTAGCTAACGTAGGTAGTAACCCTACTGGCCCAGATGACCACCGCGATAAACTGGCTGAGATGCGTCATCGGTACACGATGGCGATTGCGGCGTACAGCGACAGTCGTGAAGATGAGCTAGATGACCTGCGCTTTATGGCGGGTAGCCCTGACAATCAGTGGCAATGGCCTGCCGATGTACTGCAAACGCGCGGGTCGGTGCAGGGTCAAACGATCAACGCTCGCCCTTGCCTCACAATTAACAAGCTACCGCAGCACGTTCGGATGGTTACCAACGAACAACGTCAGAATCGCCCATCGGGTAAGGTCATCCCCGCGGATGACAAGGCTGACGTGCAGGTCGCTGAGATCTACGACGGCATGGTTCGCCACATTGAGTACCTGTCAGACGCCGATGTAGCGTACGACACCGCCTGCGAGAACCAAGTCACGTACGGCGAAGGCTATATCCGCGTCTTGACCGAGTATTGCAACGACAACAGCTTCGATCAAGACCTCAAGATTGGGCGCGTACGCAACAGCTTTAGCGTTTACATGGATCCGATGGCGCAAGACCCTACGGGCGCAGACGCCTGCTGGTGTTTTATCACCGAAGATTTGACTAAAGAAGAATACGAGCGTGAATTTCCTGATGCCGCGCCCGTTAGCTCTATTTTGGCAAGCGGTGTAGGCGATCAGTACCTTAGCCAATGGCTAGATGAGAACACCATCCGTATTGCCGAGTATTTTTACTACAGATACAAAGACGCAACCCTCAATTTGTACCCTGGCAACGTCAGCTTGTTTGATGGATCGCCCGAAGATAAAGAAATGAAGATGATGGGCTTAAAACCCATCAAAAGCCGCCCAGTACAGCGCAAAACCGTGATGTGGATGAAAACAAACGGCTATGAAGTGCTTGAAGAACGCGAGTGGGCAGGCAAATGGATCCCTGTCGTACGCGTAATTGGCAATGAATTTGAGGTAGAAGGCCAGATTTACATTTCGGGTCTTGTGCGTAACGCTAAAGATGCCCAGCGGATGTACAATTACTGGACTAGCCAAGAGGCAGAGATGCTTGCCTTGGCGCCAAAAGCACCATTTATCGGCTACGGCGGTCAGTTTGAAGGTTACGAGCAGCAATGGAAGACCGCAAACACGACCAATTGGCCGTATTTAGAAGTTAACCCCGACGTGACTGATGGTATGGGCGCTGTACTACCTTTGCCACAGCGCGCGCCGCCCCCATTACCCCAGACTGGCTTAATTCAAGCCAAGATGGGCGCAAGCGATGACATCAAGTCCACCACTGGACAGTACGACTCGAGCTTAGGAGCCACAAGTAACGAACGCTCAGGTCGGGCTATTCTGGCACGGGAAAAACAAGGCGACACAGGTACATATCACTATGTTGACAACCTGTCCCGTGCAATTCGTCACATCACCCGTCAGTTAGTTGACATGATCCCCAAGATTTACGACACCGAGCGCATTGCTCGCATTGTAGGGCTTGATGGTGAAGTCGAGATGGTTAGAATTAACCCCGAGCAGCCCGAGCCAGTTAAAGAAATTCGCGACGAAACAGGTTTGCTGATTGAAAAGATCTACAACCCAGGCGTAGGTACTTACGACGTAGTGGTTACGACTGGCCCAAGCTACATGACCAAGCGTCAAGAGTCCTTAGATGCCATGAGTCAGCTATTGCAGGGCAATCCTCAGCTTTGGGCAGTGGCAGGCGATCTGTTTGTTAAGAACATGGATTGGCCTGGCGCTCAAGAGATGGCAGCGCGGTTTGCTAAGACGATTGATCCTAAACTAATGAGCGACGACGACAAGTCACCTGAGTTGCAAGCCGCAGAGCAACAAATACAGATGATGGGTCAAGAAATGGAAGGTATGCACACTATGTTGCAAAACGTCCAAAAGTCGATGGAAGCACAAGACCTTGATCGTAAGAACTTTGAAGCTGAGATTAAGGCTTACCAAGCTGAAACTCAGCGGATTAGCGCTGTTTCCGCAGGCATGACCCAAGAGCAGATTCAAGACATTGTAATGGGTACCATTGCAGCCGCTTTGGATACAGGCGATTTGGTTGGTAACGAATTACAACGTGAACCAATGGAAATGCCTCAAGAAATGCCTCAAGAAATGCCAATGGAAGGTGAAATAGCGCCTGAAATGATGCCGCCCGAGCAACCCATGCCGCCCCAAGGAATGTAATTATGAGTTGTGAAAAATTTATTGGAATGTTGTTTTTGGCACGGGATGTTACCCATTCGGCGCATCTCAACACTCGTAGCTATTCAAAACACAAGGCGTTGCAAAAATTTTACGAAAATATTATTGACCGGGCAGACGCGTTTGCCGAGGCGTACCAAGGACGAAAAGGCTTGATTGGCCCGATTGCGTTAGCGTCAGCCAAAAAGACCAATAACGTCCTTGAGTTTTTAGAAGATCAGCTTGCCGAGCTTGAAACTATGCGGTATGACGTATGTGATAAAAGTGATAGCACTTTGCAACAGTTGATAGATAACATTATTGAGTTGTATTTAACAACGCTTTATAAATTACGGTTTCTAGCCTAATGCCAATAACTGTCAACCATTCAACGCCTGCCGACGGTACTTTTAGTGCTACAGGCGCAACTGCTTGGAACGCTGACCATACCCTAGCAGGCGTAGGGACGTTAGCAGAACAAAACGCCAACGCAGTAGCTATTACAGGCGGCACAATCAATGGCACTACTATTGGTGCTACTACCCCATCTACTGTAAACGCTACTACGATTACAGGACAGACAGGTAGATTAAATGGTACTGGGCAGAATTTACTTACCAATTCGCAAGCATTTGCTGGGTCTAATTGGTCAGGCAGCACAAATGTAACATTAACTCAAAACGCAACAACTGCACCTGATTCTACTAATACAGCAACAAAAATAGCTGCAACTGCAACAACCGCAGAAGCAGTATCTAGGTTTTCGTTTACCCCTTCTTTTGGAGCAACTTATACTATTTCTGTATTTGCTAAAAAAGACACAACAGATTTTTTTAGAATTAGAAATATTATTGTTTCAGGCGGTGCAACCGCAGGTAATGTTTGGTTTAATTTAAATACTAGAACTGTTGGAACTGTTCAATCAGGACAGTCAGCAACAATTACTTCAGCAGGTTCAGGATGGTTTCGTTGTACAGTAACTTGTATATCAAGTTCAACATCATCCGCAAATTTTATTGATTTTGGCACAGCAAACGCTGATGGTTCAATAACTGCTATTGCTGGTAATTCTTTTTTTGCTTGGGGCGGTCAAATAGAGTTTGGCTCAACAGCCAACACCTACATCCCCACAACCACTACAGCAGTCTACGGAACTCCTACCCTATCCTTTAGTGGCGTATCTGAAATAGGTTTACTGTCTACTGGTGCATTGTATTTACAACCAGCAGGAACAGGCGCATTACAAGCACAAGCTACTACATCTACTACAGCAGGTGGTAATGCTAGGGGTACTAATGCTGTTGATTGGCAGACTATCCGTTACAACGCTGTTCATGTTGCTTCTTCTAGTCAAGCAGTAATAGCAGGTGGTAATTCTAATACGGCAAGTGGAACACGAAGTTTTGTAGGAAGTGGATACAACAATACAGCATCAGGCACAGATTCTGTTTTAGGCGGTGGGTTTATAAATACTACATCAGGAGTTTATGCCTCTGTAATAAGTGGATACGCAAATACAGCATCAGGATATTACGGATTTGTTGGTAATGGGTTTACAAATTCAACAACATCAAACTCTGCCGTAACCACCCAAAGCGGTACGATGAATGGTACTACTGCGGTAACGCTTAGTGGCTCTAATGCCAATATAAAAGTAGGGCAATACATTACAGGCACTTCTATTGCTGGTGATACCTATGTTGCCGCCATTAGCGGAACATCCTTAACTCTAAGCAAAGTAGCATCAGGTTCATCTACAAGCACTCTATCTTTCTTTACTCCTCATGGAGTAGTAGTAGGCGGTGGTAATAACCAAGCTACAGGTAGTTATTCATTTATCGGTGGTGGTGGTGATGCGGGCAGTAGTGCTAATAGGAATGTGGCTAGTGGTGATTGGTCTGTAGTGGCTGGTGGTTGGAAAAATGTAGCATCTGGTGAAGCGTCATTTGTTGGCGGTGGTGGCTCTTTTGGGGGCGGTGTAGCTGGAAATACTGCGTCTGGCACTTCTTCTGTAGTATGTGGCGGTTACAGTAATGTAAGTTCTGGGACATCTTCTGCAATTGGTGGCGGTAATAATAATACGGCTTCAGGAACTAGAAGCACAGTTGTTGGTGGCACTTATGCAACTACAAGAGGAATTACGGGAAACACAATATTAGGAACTCCTGATAGGTCTATAGCAGGTTCTGCTGGTGTTTCTCAAGCTGGTTTACTTGTATTAGGAGTGCAAACTACCGATGCAACTGCTACAGCATTGCGTTCTAGCACAGCAGCCGCAGGAACAACAAACCAAGTAATACTACCTAACAACTCCGCTTACTTCTTTACTGGAGAAGTGGTATCAGGAGTTACTGGCGGTGGTAACACTAAAGGTTTCACTATCGAGGGTGTAATTAAACGAGGTGCTAATGCGGCATCTACAGCCTTGGTCGGAACTCCTACAGTCGTATCTACTTACGCTGATGTTGGGGCAGCTACTTGGGCTATTGCAGTCACAGCCGACACGACTAACGGTGGAATAACAGTTACTTTTACAGGGCAAGCGGCAACGACTATCAGGACAGTTTGCCAAATCCGCACAACCGAAATGACTTACTAAGGAGATTTACATGGCACTACGATTACCCGTTGAAACCCAATTTGGCGTACCAGCCCCCGAAGCCTACGCTAGAATCACTAACTTCTTTGGTACAAAAGACCAAATCCAAGTTCAAGTTGCAATCTATTACAACGAAGATGCTCGGCATGGCAACATGGCTACGGTCAAAGAGAACGCACATTACATCGCTATGGAAGATTTAGAAGGCAATTTAATCCCTGCAATCTACGCAGTATTAAAGACTTTTAGCGATTATGCTGGCGCAGAGGACTGTTAATTGTCATGGGTAATTTTTTTAACGGAAAATTCTTTGCAGGCGGGTTTTTTGGTAGTATTATTCAAGCAGCAGACCAACTTTATGTAAAACTTCGGTCATTTACCGAACGAGGGAGATGTTAAATGTCTATGAATTTAAAAGCGATAACCACTTGCCTTGGCTATCAACAAATCACCAGTTTGACTGCCGCAACAGCGCTTACTGTACCGCAACGTGACTTACAAGGTCTTAACCAAAGGCCTACGTTTGCCTTAATTACGCCTTTAACTGCCGCCGTTCGTTGGCGCGATGACGGCGTTGCGCCTACCGCTTCGGTCGGTATGCCCTTGGCCGCTGGCGTTACTTTGCAGTATGATGGCGATTTGACTAGAATTCAATTTATTCAAAACGGCGGTACCGCCGAACTTAACATTAGCTATTACGCGTAAGGAACAGACATGGATCTCTCTAACGGCTCCGGCGGTATTGACTCTAGCAAATTAATAGACTATTTCACCAAAGATTTTCTTACAGATCTTGGCAAAATGGCTGTTTTGCGCGATGAATTGGCTAAACGCCAAGGCGCGCTATCGGCGGTAGAAGACGCCAACAAGCTACGTTCAGACGCCCAAACTTACGCTCAAGGCCTAAAAGCCGAAGCCGAGGTTAATTTAAACCAGGCTAAACAAGCTAATGCAAGCGCTAAAGAGCTAAAAACAACACTAGACACCCGTGAGGCTAGCTTAAACACCCGCGAAGGTGAATACGAAAAAAACACCGCAGCCCTAGAAAAAGCCGTTCAAGCACACAAAAAAGCAGTTGCTGACGCTGAAGTTTCTTTACAAACTGCGCAAAATGCTTTAAAAAATGAACAATCACGTTTAGCTGCTGACCAAACTGCATTAGAAGCCCGTATTAAGGCGTTTCAGGACAAGGTTGCATCTATTAACGTATAAGAATTAAATCGTACTGGTGCGACACACCAGGGTTTCTAAGGAAACATCGAAATGGACGAAAGTCAAGAAGTAGTACCAGCGGAAGTATCCGCGCCAGAGCAGGTGGCAACGGCTGCACCTGAAGCTGAAGAATTAGCGCCGGAAGCAGTAGAACCAGCAGCAGAAGCACCTAAGACCTTCTCACAAGAAGAATTGGATGCCGCTATTGGTAAAAGACTTGCTAGAGAACAACGTAAGTGGGAAAGAGAACAGGTTGCTAGAGCCGCTGAAAAGCAGCTTAAAACCCCAGTAGAAATCCCGCCGATTGAGCAGTTTGCTTCACCTGACGAATATGCCGAAGTTTTGGCAGAACGTAAGGCAGAAGAATTGCTTGCTAGGCGTGAACAAGCTAGGATGCAGTCTGAGATCATTGAGTCCTACCACGACAGAGAAGAAGATGCGCGGAATAAGTACGATGACTTTGAACAAGTCGCCTACAACCCCAAGCTACCAATCACTGACGCTATGGCTCAAACAATCCAATCTTCCGATATTGGCCCCGATATGGCTTATTACCTAGGGTCTAATCCGAAAGAAGCGGATCGTATTTCTCGTTTATCACCTCTCCAACAAGCCAAAGAATTAGGGAAAATTGAGGCTAAATTAGCTGATAACCCAGTCGTAAAAAAGACTACAAATGCTCCGGCGCCTATTGCTCCGGTGACGGCGAGATCCAGCAGTGGATCGCCTGCGTACGATACAACTGACCCACGATCGCTGAAAAGCATGAGTACGTCAGAATGGATCGAAGCAGAACGCCAACGCCAGATCAAGAAGTACGAAGCGCAACGAAACCGCTAACTATTTTAAGGACTTAATATGTCAAATTCGATCTTAACCATCGACATGATTACAAGAAAAGCGCTCGAAATCCTCGAGAACAACCTTGTACTCACACGTAACGTAAACCGCCAGTATGACGATTCTTTCGCTGTTGAAGGCGCAAAAATTGGTTCTACTCTTCGTATCCGTCTACCAGACCGCACTTTGGTAACTGACGGTGCTGCCTTGCAAGTTCAGGCAGACAACGAGCAGTTCACAACTTTAGCCGTTGCTAGCCAAAAGCACATCGGCGTAAACTTCACCTCTGCTGAAATGACCATGCAGTTAGATGACTTTGCAGAACGTGTTCTAAAACCACGTATTTCGCAATTGGCTTCTTCTATCGACGCTGACGTAGCTAACGCATATAAAGCGATTGCTAACTCGGTCGGTACGCCTGGCACAACTCCTTCTACTTCGTTGGTGCTGTTACAAGCCCAGCAAAAGCTGAACGAGAACGCTGCTGTTATGTCCCCACGCTACGCTACTGTTAACCCAGCAGCGAACGCTGGCTTGGTTGAAGGCATGAAAGGCCTGTTTAACCCAACCGACACCATTTCTAAGCAGTTTAAGAATGGCATGATGGGTATGGGCGTATTGGGCTTTGAAGAAGTTAATATGTCACAGTCCATCAAACAGCACACCAACGGCGACTGGGGTACAACTATTACTGTTACCTCAACTGTAACCACCGAAGGCGCAACAACTCTTGGTATCAGCTTTACAGGCTCTAGCAAGACTTGGAACGTGGGTGACGTGTTTACTATTGGCAGTGTATTTGCTGTTAACCCACAAACCCGTGAGTCTACAGGTAGCTTGCAACAGTTCACTGTAACTGCTGCTGCAACTGGTTCTTCAACAGCTACTTTGTCAATTAGCCCAGCGCTATTCTCAGCTACTCAAGCCTTGGCTACTGTATCTGCATTGCCTGCGGCTTCTGCTGTAGTAACAATGTTGGGTAACGCTCAAGGTCAATACGCTCAGAACTTGGTATACCACAAAGATGCGATCACTTTTGCGACCGCCGACTTGTTGATGCCACAAGGCGTAGACATGGCTTCACGTCAAGTTCACAACGGTATTTCGATGCGTATTGTTCGCCAATACGACATTAACAATGACCGTTTGCCTTGCCGTATTGACGTTCTTTATGGCTTTAGCACAATCCGTCCACAGATGGCCTGCCGTATTTTTGGCTAATCTAACTGCTCCCGCGCAAGCGGGGGCTTTCAAATTTATTTAGGAGAATTATTATGGCATTACCAAATGGTGCAGGTGGG